AAGTCCCAGGCAATCTCTCGCCGGCTCTTACCACTGCCAAGCTCCCGCACCTCAATGTCATGCGGAGCATTGTGTGACCCATAAAGGTAATCACGCTCCTGCAACACCTTGGCGTAATGCGGCAGCCCCTCGCCCCTGTTCTCATAAAAATCGATTACATGAACCGACCGGCCAACAGACTGCGTAAACCAAATCGCCGTGCTATCCCCGATACCCAAATCCCACCAGGTATCTACCCGCGTTGTGGGATCATACGGCACACTGCTTATGCGCCCCTTTTCATGAGCTTCCTGAAGCTCTTTACCGAAAACAGCACCCGGAACATTTGCAACCCATGAACACTCAAACTCCTGCTGAAACTGATCAGCAGTCATCATCGCCTGGGCAGCCGCCAGCTCCTCATCGTCCAATATCCCGGTCTCACTCGCCCGGTAGATCGCCGTGTGCCAGTCATCCTGGCCCTCAGCAGCCGTATAAAGCTCATAGAAGGCGTTGTGTCCCCTCGGCGTACCAATGAACAGCGCCCAGCCCTTACGATCACTCAGCGCCGGCCTGATGATCTCAGGAAACAAACTCTCCGGCATGTCAGCCATCTCATCGAGAACAGCACCATCCAGATAAATGCCCCGCAAACTATCCGGGTTCTCAGCACCCAAGAGCTGTATCCGAGCACCATTCGGCAGATCAGCTCGCAGCTCAGTCTCATGAAACCGAACCATCGGCACAGCACCAGCAAACTGCTTGAGATAATCCCAAGCCACCGCCTTAGCCTGGCGATATGTCGGAGCTATGTAGGCATACCTCGGATTGGTCTGGCCATTAAGCACAGCATCCCGGAGCAAATGATTGATGGCCATGACCGTCTTGCCCCAGCGACGATGACAGACCACGACACCCCAGCGCTTGCTCTGTAGCTCACCGTGAAGCTGAGCTTGGCCGGTTCTGGGCGTGTAGGGTATCTCGATGTTCATCAGAGACAGTCTCTATTTCCAGGATATTTATCGTATAGACACAGCGCCCGGTCTTTGGGGGTACCGGGGGTGGCCGCCAGGAAATCGCAGCATCGCAGCAGACAGGTCCATAACCTGTGACCTTTCCCAGCGCTGGCATGGATCACAGCCGGCTGCGTCACTGCCGCGTCACCAGGATCACTGTGTAAACCAAAATCAAGTTGACACTGGGGTCGTGCGCGCGAGCACTGCCACAGGATGGACACGGTCACACTACTCAGCCGTAACCTCAGCGTTCCCCCAGCTCAGCGTAATCGTCCCGCTACTCTGCTTGTTATCCTCAGCCTTGTCCCTAATCCCAAGCGGCTGCATCTGCCGGATATGCTTGTCCTTGTGATCAGCCTCTAGCCTTCTGCGCTGTACCTCAGCCATAGCCAGCTTAGGATCATCAGGCAGTGGGCTTTCGACCAGGTCCAGTATCTGGTCACGCATGACCTCACACTGTAACGCTCTGGCCCTACGATACGCAGAGTAAGCATCAGCATCATCCTGCACATAACGCAGCATTGTGCGCCATGACGGCAGGTGTTCGCTCTCGTTGCAAATCCTTGTGAGGCTTTCGCCATTCGCAATGCGATCACAGATTTCCTGGAGCTGTTGCTTTGTAACTCTGCGCTTGGCCATCAGTTTTCCAAAGTAAAGGGCCAGCAGCTTCGTTGATAACACTTAGCGTACTGGCCCCACAGGGATGCGTAAGGCGCCATGTTGCGCCACCTTAACTCAAAAGCTACTAGATTTGGTACACTCGCGTCAACCACAATGACGTTTACCGTCAAACTAGGTAATACAACCTAACCAGCACATCCTTATACTTGCGTTTGACCACCCTGGGATCATGCAGCCCGAGTATCCTGGCGAGCTTAGACCAGGCTGGTCCGCGCTGTCTGAACGCTGCTGAGTGAGCCACAGCCCACACCAACCTGCGATCATCTTCATCGAGCTTGGTAATCACCAGGTCCATCACAGCATCATATCGGCTGATCTGATCTGGTGTTGCTTTGAGGATGGGTGCTTGGAAAGCATTGTACCCATATGCCATGACATCTCGGGGATAATCTGGCCATGCTGACATCTTCTGCCTTCGCATGGCTGCCGGCATCTTGCGCTCTGTTTCAGCGGCTTCTAGCAGCAGCTCATCGAGCTGTGCAATGTCCATCCTAGCCAGGTCCATTGAGCCTGTCCTGCATGTCCATTAACCAGTCATACCGCTGCGCTGGTGGCATCTCAGATATTTCACGCTGTAGATCAGCAAAGCGATCTGCTGAGTATCGTGGCCTGAGTTTCTTCTCGATCCTGCGTTGAAGCGCATCGATCGGGTTATACTTAGTATCTGCTACTGCTGAGACATAAGCATGACTTGTTTGCTTAGTAACTTTGGTGATTAAATAATTGATTTTTGGGTTTGCTGAGATCATCTGCTAAGACCTGTCTTATACTTAGTATAGCGCCTCGGCTGGCGCCGATTTTAAGAACGCCCGACACTATCTGTCAAGCCCCTTGACGCAATATGTCTTCCTTTAGCCAGGCTGCCAGGGTTCGCCAGCACTTGTCGTTGTGGCAAACCTCGTGGCCTGACGCTAACGACACCCAGGTCCCATCCCGCACCAGGTGCTCTTTGCCGCAGGCCTTGCATGTGAGCTTGCGACTGTCCGGCGTCGATCTCTGACGCTGCTTCTTCCTTCTCAAGAATGACCTCCACCTGATCAGCAATGGCCTGGCGCAGATAATCCCAGGTCAATGTGCCTGGCTGGCCCTGGAGCCACTCAGGCAGGTTGATATGCTTGCTATCGATACTGGGGAAATACCGGCTCTGGTGGCGCCGTACAGGCACACCATACAGCTCAGCAATTAAGAACAGGCCAAAGCCCTCTTGGATGCATCTAGACAGCTCTGCATCAGCCTCTGCCAGTGCGCGCTGCCTGGTCATTGCCTGGCCCGGAACCGCCGGCGAGCTGCGTCTAAAATGCCCTCACTCTGACGCTGGGCATCCTTCAATGCCGCCTTCTGAGCCTTGCCCATTACATCCGGCATCTGTCCCAACAGATTATTGGCCAGCCCATATGTCGTGCCACCGTTCAGCCAGTGCCGGGTCAGCTCTTTGAAATTGACATGATCGATCATCGACTTGTTCTCATCGATGTTGCCGGCCTCGATACCAGATACACCATCACACCAGGCATCAATCATCTCCTGGTCAGGCTTGCCATCAATCCCAGGCAATAACGCCCTGGCCTCTTGCTTAAACTGATCTAGCCGTGGACCAGGCTCCAGCTCGCCATCAAACCAAGGCAACGCATGTCTCTCGATAATCTGGTCATCGACATCCTCACCAGCAGCCCGGCGCTTCATCAGGCCAAGAAAATCCTCGCGCATATCACTCATGATCAACCCTCACAAAGCCATCGCCATTGCAAGCCTGGCACTCCATCTCCTGCTCATCGAGATATCCGCCACGCATGTAGTCAGGGACAGCCACCTCATAGACCGCCCTGCCCTCGCCCTGGCACTCACCACACTCTCTGGCCTCTTCCCAGATGCCTGGTATCACCATCACCCTCATGACGCTCTCAGCCTCACCAGCGGCTCCAGTATCTCGCGCACCTGGTCTACTGACCTGGCCATGCCCCAATGGGCGCCGGCACACAGCACCTGGTCCCTGATCGCCTTTTGATTTGCATTGAGAGAGCCACCCTTCGGTCGCTTTAGCTCGATGAACACCACCAAGCTGGCGCCAGTCAGCGAAGCATCGCCTGGCACCAATATCTCCAGGTCCGGCCATCCAAACTTGGTCCCGAGCTTCTTCAGCCTGACCTTGTAGTTAACGTGGCGCGTACCCTCATTCGGGCTATGGTGGTATAAGCAGCCAAGGGGCAGTGCCAGCTCCAGCCATTCAACAACCTGGCGTTGGAGCTGATCCTCAGTCACGGCGGAGGTAGAAGTCATTTGGCATGACTTCCCCATGACTGAGCCTAACAATCCGGTCCATATATTCTGGACCAGGTATCGACCGCTGCGGATGGTCATGGGGAAGACACCATCGACGCGCGATAGTGTTATGACCTGCCCCTAGCTGCCGGGCCAGTTCGCCGTAGCTCCAGCCCTTACTCTTTCTAAAATCATCAAGTCTCATGGATACTGGCGTATCATGTCTTGACGTATTGTGTCTAGTAGCTTATCTCTGATTTTCTATTGTGACATATTTTGTCAGGAGTATGATATGACCGTAATGCCTAACAATCTTGACGCAATGATTGCCAGGTCTGGCATGTCCAAAAGGGAAGTGGCGGCCCTCAAGGGGGTGACGCCAGAAACCTTGTCGCGTCAGATCCACGGCAAGATCCAGATGACGCTGCAAGACGCTGAGCGTTACAGCAAGATACTTGACTGCTCACCTCAAGATATCATGTTTGCAACCCCGCCTGTTCCCATCGTCGGTTATTGCAAAATCGTCCGCTGTAAGCCAGAAGATGAAAATTGTCCTCCATCTGGTGTTCGCATCGATCGTGAAATCAGTGCCGGCAAAACAATGGGCAAGGTGTATCTACAAACCTATATGCAAACCAATACAGCCGCAATTATTTGGTCAGCTGAGCCAGGCTACTCTGGGTTGTGGGAAGAATGGAAAAACGCAGTTGAATATGTTGAGCGTGAGCCAATAGAAAAGGGATTTGTTTCTGAGGCATCAATCCAGCATAAATCCTATGTTTTGCTTGAAAAGCCTATTGTTGAAGGTGGTGTCGAAACCAGATTTATGAACGGCACCGTTTATCCAGAGCCTGGTGGCCTTTACACGGTACACAACAGCAACACTAATATGGTTATGCGGGGCCAAAAGTTGATTTGGGCCGCTGCCTCCCTATCAGCTTCATTTAGGCCTAAATTACGAGGCGTCGAGATTGTCCTCGATAAGTAACTTGACGTAATACGTCATGCTAATATACGTTATCCCTCAATGCACAGGGAGTGGCGTATATGCACATCGATGTACCAGACTGGGCTGCCAGACATCATTTCTGGAACCACAAAAATCCAAAATCAGGCGATCGAGCCAAAGACTTTTTCGAGAAGGCCCATGTCCGGCCCACGCTCGATACAGCCTATGCCACGCTAAAACGCGGCACCGAGGAAGAGCGTGATGCTGCCCTCGACACAATTAGCCGGCTCAAGAACGACCGGACATCAGCCGCAATGGCTGCCGGCTCTGCCACCCAGCTCGGCACAGACCTGCACCTGGTGCCGGACAGCGACGGCAACACCCTAGAGATCGAAGAAGCTATCGAAAAAGCGGTTAACCAGTACCGCCTGTATCGCCCGATTAAGCACGATCTCGACACCGACAGCGCCAAAAAGGACAAGTACCTGGATGAACTGCCCCAGGTCATCCGACACGCCATCCTGGGTCTCCAGGAAGCGATGGCAAGAGACAACCGGATCATCGGCGAGACCGAGTTTTGCGACCTGCTGCCGGGCTTAGCTGTGCCGCACAAGACGCTGCCTGACTACAATCGGCGGGGCGATCTCAAAACCAAGTGGTCTAAGAAGACGGACACAAAAAAGGGTTGGTCCGATAACGCTATACCCAAGCACTTGGGTGGGATGTTTGACATCAAGAACGTCTACCAGGTCGCCGGGTGGTGGGCCTTGAACGGCAATCAGCCACCCTTCCTCGTGTACGCCAATCATTCAAATTACCAGGTGTTCACGCCTGATAATGCGCCGGAGCTGCGCGATGATTTTTTGGCCGATGTGGTCGAAGACATCAAGCTCCATCACAAAACCACCGAAAACCTACTGCGGGTCTCACACAACAAATCCGATCTGCTCAGCCTGGTGTCGCCTGACTGGGGCGCACTGCATTGGAATGAGCCGCCGGCATACCTGGATGAGGCGCGCAAGTTATGGGGGGTCAAATGAGAAATAAACTGATCTGGCTCCACGTTGATGATGCCGGGCGGCAACTGCGTCCCTACTCATCACTGCGTGAAGCTCTACGCATCCTGGGTGTTGTTCTGATGTGCATGTTCACACTGTTCAGCCTCTGGTGCTTCGTGACTTTGCTGACACTGCTTGCGGAGGGATAGATGGTACAGCAAGAACTACTGGACTGGCCTGGTGATCCAGGACCAAACGTCCATACAAACGCGCGAGATACTGAGCAACAAGCTGCTGAGTTTATCGCACCAAAGGTAACTGGACTGAGGCTCAAAGCCCTGGAAAGCCTCGCCTCAGCCCAGTCTGGCCTAACAGGTAGTCAGGTTGCCGAGAGGATGGGCGCCTGGCTGTACAGCGTCAAGCCCCGCCTGACCGAGCTGGACAGGATGGGCTTGATCAAAGACAGCGAGAGCCGCGAAAAGAACGATCGTGGCCGGCAGGAAATTGTCTGGCAAATCACTGACGCCGGCATCGCCTTCCTGGAGGGTGTTGATGGTTGATGTGAAGGAAATCCAAAGCGCCATCGAGCGAATGAAGACGGTCAACATCAAGGGCAAGCAATACACAATGGTTGCCCAGCGTGTTGAGGCGTTTCGGGTGCTCGTTGGCGCCGGCCTGGGCATGACCACAGACATCCTTACAGACGATGACAAGCGTGTTGTCATCCGCGCACAGATCACATCACCAGATGGCCATATCGTGGCCTCTGGGATGGCTGAGGAGCTGCGCGGGGTAGGCATCAACAAGACAGCCTGTATTGAAAACTGTGAGACCTCAGCGGTCGGTAGAGCCTTGGCAAACTTTGGTCTACATGGGGGTGAATATGCCAGCGCGGATGAGATCGAGAAGGTCGATCGCACCAAAGAAAAACAGAAGGAGCTGCAAGCAGAAGCTGAGGCTCAGGCCAAGTCTACAGAAGAACCCCAGGCTAAGCCTACAGAGGAAGCCCAGGCCAAGCCTACACCCAAACTGGACGAGCCACCGTTTGACAACAATCTGTGGCGCCAGTTTGTGGACGAGCAGAAGCGTCTGATCGATATGGCGCAGACCAAGATCAAGCTCACCAGTCTACAGCGGCGCACCCGAGACGAGCGATCACAGCTCCAAGAGGTGGACCGCGAGCTGTATGCCGAGCTGATGGACCACTGGAACAACAAGTTTGAAACACTGAACACTGGAGAGAGATAGATGCCAGCGCAATTTAGCTACAACAAGATCAAGATGAAGCGCGACGTTCTTGCTGACGACCAAGAGGGCGAACCCAAGGAGTTTTTTGGCTCAGCCTTCCTGCAATTCAAGACTGATTACGATGAGAACACAAATCGCTTTGAGCCTATGACAGATGAGCAGAAGGCAATCGTCTCAGAGCTGTGGGAAGCCTGTCATGATGCCGGCGTCGAGCTGTCGATCAGTTTGTTTGAGCGGACAGGCACCGACTTCAAAGACTGGCCAAAGGTGTTTCAGTTTTCATTGCGTGTAAATGACCCGGAGAGATGAGATGGCGGGACAGGTTTTCACAATCCATGAAGCAGCTCAGTACCTATTCGGTGACCAAAGCCGTCCGGCGTATTACCGGACGCGCCGGGCCATCGAAGGGCTGGAGTATGTTAAGCGTGGCCGGACGATCTACATTGCCAAATCCACCCTCGATCAAGCGTTTGGAATTACTGGTGTACCCGGTGCCGGCGGGGATTTGCGTGTTGTATCGGGGGCAGTATCTGACGCGGAAGGCGACGGCAGATGAGCAGTACCAAATCGCGCTTAACTTTCTCCAAACGGCCAGGGAGACCAGCCGCTCAGAGGCTTCATCGGAATGTCAGCTGCCCGACATATACCGTGGTGATGGTTTCTGAGTATGCCCATGAGAAAAAGGTCAAAGCGAGGTCCAAAGAAGAGGCGATCAAGTTTGCCGTATCTCGCGAAAGAAGCCGCGACAGGTTCGCCTATCGCGGCTACTCTCTTGGTGACATCCATGTGGTGGGCGTAGAGCACCACGAAGACTAGAAGATCGCGCTGAGCTTCTCTTGCTCGGCGCGGTCACCCTCCTCATCGCTGAGCCAGTGACCATAGATTTTTGTGGTGGTGGTGATGCTCTCATGGCCCATCAGGTTCGTCACGCGCCAAAGATCACCAGGGAACGCTTGCAGTATCTTTGACGCATAGTAGTGCCGCAGGTCATGCCAGCGGATGCGCTCCATGCCGGCATCGTCACAGACCTTGTGCAGTGCGCGCAGGTAGTGCGACTTGGCGACCGGGTTGTTGTACTTGGTGCCAAACACAAGCTGGTCGTCAGCCGGGCGTCCCTTGCCCATGTAGGCGGACAGCAGCATCTTGTGCAGGGTGTCGGACAGCGGCACCGAGCGGACACCCTTGGCAGTCTTGGGCGCCCCGACATCACCGTTGTGCTTAACGCTCTTGTTGATGCTGATGCGCTTGCGATCGAAATCGACATCGCCCCAGGTCAGTGCGCGCTGCTCGCCCTGGCGCAGACCAGTCTGAGCTGCAAACAGGATTTGCAGACCCCAGCCACTCGGCTCGATTGACAGCAGGTCCATCAGCCGGCTCAGGTCTGGCACAGACACCTGCTGCTGGCCACCAGCGGTGACACGCACCGCGCGTACCGGGTTCGTCTTGATGCAGCCACAGACGATCGCGTGATCGAGCATCGACTTGATGTGGGTAAAGTAGTTGTGGACAGTCTTGGCAGACCGGCCCTGCTTCAACTTGGGCAGCACCTCGAACTGAAAGTGCGCGGCAGTCAGGTCAATGACCTTGCCATCGACCAGGGTGCAGAACAGCTCGGCGCTCCGGCGCTTGTTGTTCTCCTCACCCTCGCTGAGGATGCCATCCTCGACAGCGACACGCATCTGATCAAGCCAGTGCGACTTGAGCTGCGTGAAGGTCCACTGCCAGGCGTCACCGACACCAGGCGCGATCTGATCCTTGAGCTGCTCAGCCCGGCGCTGTGCATCTTCCTTGGTCGGGAAGAACTGCTGCTTGCCATCGGCCATTGCATAGCGGCTGTCGCAGCACCAGTGCGACCAGCCTTTTTTCTTGCGATCAGCAGATGAGTAAATCTTGATGTCCATGTCTATCTCCCTATGATCTCAGACAGCGGAATAGTGATGTCCGGGCGCCCGGCTTTGACCCATGCCTGATGACGTTTGATCATCTTTATCTGATGCGGCGTGGCAGGCTTGAACTCAGCCTCGCCTGTGGCAACGTTAGTCCAGACGACGTCGATGCTGCCGTCGGCCCACTCAATGAAATCATCCACGTTGAAATCCCATTGTGTCATTGCGTTCTCCCTGTGGGGGCGGGGCCGTTAGGCC